GGGTTTTACGCTCTACCCTTCTCTTCTAAGTTCTTAAAGAAATTATAAGATCTCCATCCACGTATGCCTCTAGGGTCATCACCGTGTTTGTTAAAGAGTATCCCTTCAGAACCCTCAGTTCTCACAAGTCTGTCAATGTACTTTGTGATCCCATCTTCTGTCGGTACCAGTGAGCCATTTTCTTGTTTAAGTAAAAATAAACAAAACTCTTCGAACGCAGGATGATATTTGGCATTTTCTACAATCGACAGTGCCCTAATAGCGAAGTAATCACCTCCGACTATGTTATCTGCGGCGAATGAATCGAAATTCTCCATAAAGCAGTACCTCTCCCAAGCGCGTGAGATTGGATACACACCTTTAATCTTACCATCTACAGTTAGATCGGGATGGAATAAGTGTTGAAGATAAATAGAAAAGGTGTCTTCAACGTAAGACTTTTCTCTATTAACAACAAATCCCCACTTCTCAATTTCATCAAAGAATCTCTCCAGATTCTCCCTTTTAATTAGATGTACACCGTCGTCGATAAGAATCTGACTATTGTCTAACTCTACGACTCCGGAACTTGAGACTACAATAGCATGAGCTATCGAACCGACTGGAGTAGTGAACATTGAACCGGAAGGTGTTCCATGCTCTCCTTCTATTACACCGTCTGGTGTGATAAGACCTACCGTTCTGAAAATCTCCTCTATTAATCCAAGATCATCTTGAACATCTGACGTGTCTTGAAATAACATTCGGATCTCTTCCCAGGTACAGTCTTGTATCTTACCTCTGGTGTTGGCGTCGAAGGATGTAAAATCTATCGAAACAATTACGAGGTCGTTAGCTAAAGCATAACGGATGATTCTGTCCATCGAATCGTTTACAGCCTCTGGCCCTAATAGTGCTGAAAGCCATGTCATCGATCTCAAGAAGTTAAGCAGAGGAAGGAAAAACGGTGTTTCAAATATAACATTGAACAACGACATACCCCAGACATCTCTTGTCTTTCTTTGCTCTTGTGTTCGTGTATACAATACAGCTGCCCAGCCAAGATTCTGGAGACTCATTTGATTTACACTCTTATCTAGAACTTCTCCTTTCTTTTCCATGAATGGAGCTCCTGATGAAGTACTTTTCTTGATAAATTTCAGACTTGTGGCTTGTGACGCTGGTCTCAATTTACGGAAGTTAACCGACTTAAACGGACTACGGGTCATCTCGCATGATGCGTTTGATACTGATGGTTGAAATGTTAGAAATGTAGATTCTTTTCGTTCGGACCATGGTTTCTGTAATGAACGAGGTCCAATCTTTTCAATCTGTCTATCTTCCATATCAATTAAAGCATCGGGCCAACCGGACTTATCTAATGAAGAGTAAAACTCTATCCATTTACTCTGAACGTTTTGTTCGCCAATCCTCTCGGCCGGTGGGGACATCAGAACTTTATCGCTACCTTCCAAAGTAAGTCTCATGACGTTGGAGAGCTTAATTCTTGCCTTCTGATCGAGTTTAGAATACAATTCACTTAAGGGCTGCAATTTCATTTATCGGTAGTTTAAGTTTTAAGAAGTAGTTTCTGTTTTATCTTCAGCTTTATCCTTTGATCTTCCTTTACTAAATTTAGATCGTTTTCCACCTGAACTACTGTTGCTTAAGCCACCTGAGTAGTCCTGAATATCAATCCACTTCTGAAGGACTGCGTTTCGGTTGAAAGTAAATTGTTGTAAATTAGCATTTGTGATTTCCACACAATCACTAGGTCGGTAGACGTCGAAAGTCACTTTTACGCTTCCAGGAGTAGATACGTCTTGACCGTATAAAATTGGAAGTGGAGTCGCAGATAAGTAATTCCCTTCACCTTGTGATGGAAGAAGAACCATCCCTCTATTTGCAGCTGAAGAAGCAGACGATCTAAGAGTAGCCGTGTTTCTATCAACGAAAGCAAATATATTAGAAGTTACAGTAGTGTGATCACTAGCATAGTTGTCAGTAATTGTTTTACCAATAGGAGTTTGATATCCATTTGTGATATGAACAATCGGATTTCCGGAGACAGTAGAGTGATAACCTTCTAAATAGCCGTGCGGTTCATTGGTCTTACTAAAATAGCTCACATTTGAAGTTGTGTCTAGTGCATTGTGTAAATACGGATGCATTAAATCCTTAGTTCCAAAACCAGTGCTTGCAGCACCAGATACCATTCTAATAATTGTTGGTCCGTTAAGCCACATTGTCATGTGGTTCTCATCGTAAACATCAGTTAAGTAAGATGACCCTATGTTTGATTGAGCGTAACCAGGAATTACGTTATTCAAAATAGACATTAACTTATAATAAGGCTTTCGAAGATCGACATTCTTATCATAATAGTTAAGTTGAGACATCTGAGTTTCAATGATGTCTGTGATGAAGGAATCGAGGTAAGTCGTTTGTCCTACACTAACAGTTGTACCAGTGGTTTTTAACACGTCAGGGACGTTACAGTAAATCTGAGCCATTGGAGACTCGGAAGTTGAGTACCAGCCGTAGTATTGCGCAATTGAGTTCTGGAGAGTTTGCGGAAACGGCATCGAATCTAATAATTGCTTTAGA